ACGACACCGAATGACACTGTTGTTTTTTACGCTCACAACTTTGCGAATTTTTATAAAATAAAAACAGCCGCCGATTACTCGGTAGCTGTCTTATTTTGCTGTTTATTTAATTGATTTACAATTTCCTGTGCTTTTTGTTCCTGCTCTTCTGCATTATCAATTGTTTTCCACAACACATCTATATATGGCTTAGACAAGAGGAATGTCTTTTCAGCATCTCCCCAAAGCCCCACCGTTTTAATGGCAATAAGAGGATGTATGCCGCACTCTAAAAGCTGATATAAAGTTTGTGACTTTGTATACATATTGTCCTGCGGGCTATGATTAATTTGCACATCAAAATCTCTTGTTGACAAGTTCAAATCATGATCTTTAACACGAATTGCATTTAAAACAACTTTTGCAAGCCTTTTTTCTGCTGATTTCACGATTGGATCTTTTAACTTTGCACGGGTTTTCGAGAAATCCCATCCATTTCTCAACTCTACCGCGCCCTGTGTATCTCCGCCAGTATTCCCCTGCTTGTTGGGTATGGCAAGAATTGATAAGGCATTGTCCCAAAGATCATCTTTTGCCACCTGGCACTGACTCTGGTTAAGTTCCTGCGTCATGATTTCAACATCGGCTTTGTTATCCTTGTTGTTAGACTTTACAGTCAGAGCATGGCTTATTTTCATTTTTTCAAACGTCTCTTGGTCGATTTCACAGTTCACAAACTTAACCCAGTATTGAACAAACTGCTCAATTCCATCCATTCTGTTTGACTGCATGTTGTTTATGGCATCCAGAAGCCCTATAACAAGCTCAATGTCTGATATTCTTTCATGGTTGTTTGGGAATTCAACAATAGGAATGCTTCCAAATGCGTGCAATTTCCATTCAGAAACTACTCCATTTTGAATTTTGCATGAATAACTGTCTGTATAGCACAGTTTGTACCATCTTCCATTCTCGTCCTTAAGTTCTTGTACTGCAAGAACCGGTTCTTCCGTGCTCCGATTATAAATAACACACGTATTCATCGGAGTAGGGGCAACAATCTGAAATGGTATTTCTCCATTTGAAAATCTCACCGCCTTAAAAGATGTTCCAGTTGCTGACTGCCATTCACCAGCTTTAATGTCCTTTTCCTGTTTATTCGCATCCACAAGGTAATCATTCAGCTCATCTACTGCATGATTGATCGCATCATCATCTTTTCGACTGATAAACTGTATTGGCTCGCCATATGTCTGTCCTACTTTGAACTGAACAATCTCATACGCATGATTTTCTACTATTTTGTTTGTAATATCAGCATTTTGTACCTTTAATCGGTATAAAATCGGCTGATCTCCTTTGTAATACCGCCATAGGTATTCTATGATGGTTTTGTTGTAATAATAATTTCCGATGCAGTCTCCAACCACCTTGACAATATTGTCTTTTGTGATAGTTTCAACATCAGTATATAAAATTTTTCGCCCATAACATCCCTTAACAAGGTCTTGGAGAGATTTATTATTCATAATTGGCTCCTAAATAAACGTCATCCCACTGGATGTTGACCGGATTGTAAGAGATTTTAATTTCGTCTTTCCATTCTCCGGATAAAAAACAACTTTCTTGTGGCATTTCCTACATTCCACAGAAATGTTCATTGTTGAACGCCCATCGTGTGTGGCAACTTTTCTTCCGCAACGCGGGCAATATATTGTTTTTGGTGTATATACCATAAAATCCTCTTTTCTTTTCAAAAGAAAAAGCACCGGAGATTTCTCTTCGATGCTCTTTCAATGGGGGATGGTAAAGTGTTCAACTATTTGTTGACTTCTTCGATTATAACTATATCAGAAAAAAACCGGACATATCGGACAACTTTACTCTTTCATAAATCTATCGAACGCTTTTCTCACGCTGTCTTCTGTGTTATTGCCTCCTATTTGGTCGGCAACCTTATTCCAAGATTGATTTTCTAAAAATCTAAGGTTAATTATTCTTCTAATTCTGCTATCTTTTATATTTGCAATAAACTCTTCTACTTCATTTGTTTTTTCAAGAAGTTCGTTTTCCAAAATTTCGAGGGTGGTTTTTCTGGAATATAACAAGGTTTTTTTGTGCCTATATTCTGGCAATGGTATTCCTTCTATTTTAAAATGTTGGTTTCCACCATTTCCGCCAGAAACGCTATCAATAACCGTTCCTTCCTGTTCAATTTTTTCTATGTATTTTTCAAGCTTTTCAATTTTATTCCTTACTTCTTTTACTTCTTCTCTTAAATCTAAGTATTGATTTAAAATATCTTTGTTTACCATATCAATACCTCCTAAACGGATTTACTGCCGCTTCTACTTTGGCTACGTTATTTCCATTTGTCACTCTAAGCGCAAAGTTTGAAAATACATCCGGCACATCATCCAACTGCTTTTTACCGGACACTGAATATCTCTTGAGAAGAGACATCATTACTCCATATGGATCATTTGGCTTATATAATGATGGGTCTTTAAATATAACGTGCTGCAATATCCAGTTTGAGCACTGAAAAATCCTTGCTTCCTTATTTGTCTCCGTCGGTGTATCTGTGATATTGCATATCCATCCTTTGGCTTCCACTCGCTTGTTTACTTCCATTGCGACACGGTCTCCGCCGGCGTTTCTCTCAAATTCACATTCCTGCACTTTGTTGTTTGTCAAAACATTTGCTGCATTTTCATACTGCATCTCATAATCTGCCGTGTTATCGCAAACACAATCTACACAGTAGTAATCCTCTCCGTATTTTTGCAATACCGGCAAAACAAAGTAATCCGTTCCTTTTCCCTTTGTATCGCATTGACCGGTTACAATTTCTGGTTCTCCATGTGGCAAATTAAGATACCGACGTATTTTATCTTCCGGAAATAGCAATCCCTCTCGCTCAATCGGTTCCTGTTTGTAAAGGCATCTATATGATATGTCGTCCATCAATAATTGTTGATCTTCAAAAAACTCTTTTGTAAAACCGGAAAACTCATATTCAAAATTGCTTTCTCCTGTAACTGGGTCTACATCTGGTACCGCAATAACCTTTACTCTCGGATTGCCCTCGTACATATTTTGGATGCGCCCTATAACGTCGTGTACGCTCCATCTTGTGGCAATATGTATTTCCTTGCAGTTCTTACCGTCCGTGTCCTGTATCTTTCTCTGGCGGGCATCTACGGCATATTTATCCCATAATTTATCAAGGATAATAGGATTCATTGCTTCTTCGATACCGCCTATCATATCGTCAACCAGTAAAAACTTAGAAGCCCTTACTTTACCTGCATTCTTACTACCAACAGACGTACATTGTACGGATGGAAACGATTTGTACTTCCCGACATTAAACTGCTCCATCTTTGCATTTGTGCTTGTCACTGAAAGATCAGGGAAAATTTCATTCCATGTATATTCTTCCGTATTTGTAACAATATCGTACACACCGTCATAGTACATTCTGGTAATATCACCGCTGTGTGAATAAAAGAGGCTGAAATCTCTCGGAAACCATCCGGCAACAAGTGCGTGAAACATTTTTTCTACCGTTGTTTTTCCTGCTCCCGGAACAAGGGATACGCACAGGATGTCATATCTATCATCAATCATGCCTTGTAAAGCCTGTGTAAGCCCTATTTTGAGAAATTGCTTTCTTCTTGGCATATAAAACCGTTCTTTAGGATCTCTTTTCTTTTCCAAATACTGGAAAGCACTATCCACAACTTTGTTTTGCGCTTCCAAAAGCAAAATCCCGTAATATTTGTCCAGAATTTCATAAGATACCTTGTTTTGGAATGAATATTTCTCTAAATCCCATGGTGTGCCACCTGTAGATTGAAAGATAAACTGCTCCGTCAGTTCTTTCGCTCTGGCAGAAACCTTTAATCCATACTCAACATCCTTTTCCGTCAGAATGGCTACCCTTGCCGCTTCTGCCATGGCATCCATAACCTGTTCATCAACGCCATGCACCTGTATGTAATTTTCATATCCATTTACTGTGGAAATTAGGCTTGAACTTGCCAAAAGAAAAGCACCTCCGCAAAAAAGCAGAAGTGCCTTAAGACCTCTGCCTATAATTGTTTTAGGGTAGCGACTAACTCTATTTGTTAGCCGGTAATATTATTTTATTTTCTTATTATTGGTTCTTGCTGATATTGACAAGTCCACTCTGAAATATCGTTGTTGTCGATATTTTGTTTTGCTTTTTCTATTTTCTTTGAGAATTTACAATGCCACAACGCATAATTAAGCCTTGATTGCGAATAGTAAATGCAACATCTGTCTTTCAAATACTTTTTCATCTTCGGATAGTAAAACCACGATTTTATAAAATCAATAATCATTTCCATTCTCACACAACACCTTCCTGCTTGCTTCTCTCAGCTTCTCTTATTTCATCCATAAATTTCTCCTTATCTACGCATAAAACCTTTTCAGCCACTTCGACACATTCTTTTCTCTTTTCGTCATTGGTGCATTCTCTGTCTGTGTTATATCGGCAAAAGGTCAGGTTGCATTTTTTATTATTAGGTTCAATAGGCTCTTGTTTATAAAAACATTCATAAAATTTTTGCCTGTCTGCCTCGTTATTTGCCACAATAACAGGTTCATCTTCTAAAGTGGAACAATCTATAGGCTCGCCGTTTCTACCGCCTATTTCGCGCGATTGTGCTTTTCTAAGTGCTTTACGCTCTATTGATTTAATTACTTCTGCCATGCTCATTCTTCAATACTCCTATCAAATCATGCATTTGAATCAGTAGTTTTTAAATATTCAACGAACTGTGCCCAAGCCTGTTCGCATGTTAAATCGCCAACAGGATTTTGAACATAGTATTCTTGGAAATATTCCCTGGCCTTTTCTTTTTCATCTTCGGAATATGAATCCCATTTAGAAACTCCAGATTTCTTTTTGAAAAATTCACATTCATGTTCACTGTCAGCAAATCCAGCACCAGGAATCCATTTTCCCGGATGGTTGCACATTTCAGCCATCCCTACAACTTCGTTTCTATCAAATCCAAGGTAAGCACAATCATAACACGTCATTCTTCAACCAACTTTCTGCCGCACATAGGGCAAAATGCAATATCAAAGTATCCTTTCGCCATACAGTGGTTTGAATAAATCACAATCCCTGGGACTTTGTCCCCTGTATTCATCATAATTTGTGCATTTGTCAAATTTGTTTCATTTGCACACTTCTGAATGGGAATATTAGCGCCGAATATTCTGTTATTATCGTAATTCTTGCAAAATTTACACATTTCAATTACTTCCTCATAAACCTAGGTTCACAATCTTCCAAAGTTGTTACTTCTATCATTTCCGGTTCATGTCTGCAAATCCTTCCGTTTGAATCAATATATGGTTCCATTTCTATCTTCGTACGGAAACCATATGGAGTTTTGCAATAAGGGCACGCTTTCTTGTCACTTTCAATTGGTGCGCCACAATTTGCACAATTTAAAACCATATTTATACCTCAATCAAAGTATCAATCAGCTCGGCACCATCGTGGAGCAAGGACTTGAACCTTGCACTTGAAACCTTTCGACTATCAGTTTCACGAAGCGTCTTACTCCGGCAAATACCTTTCTTGCCATCCACGAGAACCGCCATCAGACGGTTAGCAATCATATTTTTCGTGCCATGCGTTGCACTATCCTGTGCTATATCACGGGAAATAGGCTGGTGAGGATTTGCACCTCACATAACAACGACTTTTCACAACGGGTAACACCCTTAACAGGTTCCTTCATTGCCTTGTTAATTCAATGACTTGTTCCTAACCGAAGCGTGGTTGTCTTATGCTTAAGCGTCTACCTTTTTCCGCCACAGCCTAATTGCATTTTTGACAGCTCAGGCACCGTGGGATAGATGCCCGAACTATCAATAGGAATCCGCCTGTATTGCTCGTCAGCAAATTACGGGACAACCATCATCCAACACCAAGCGGTCTTCCGCCTTGCCGTACTTCGCGGCAAACGCCACCGGACGGTCTCGCACCGTCCTTAACAGAAACGTCCTAGTGGCGAAAGGAGAAATACGAACTTTTCGTATTCCGAGATAAGCTTTACACTTATCTCTCAATCGGAACGGCAGGACTTGAACCTGCGACCGCTCGGATATAAGCCGAGTGCTCTACCATCTGCGCTACGTTCCGTCACAGCGCGCATAGCGCGCCGCTTATGATAGTATTTTTGATCTTTTTATTTTGCCGACGTCCACTAACACCGAATAATTGCTTGCGCCGAGTTTTTTCTTGCAAAAACCGAATGCCAGTGGACTTAAGCTATACTGGATGCTCCGACTTCTCAGACTGGTGCTCAGCGTCACTGTCAAGATCCAGAACGTCGGTTTCTCCCGTATGTTTTTTTCTGCTTATATGTATTCTTCCGACCGTAGTTAAAATTTCCGGCAGGAAGCGAATACCAAATATCGGGTCATACAAAACCATATCATCATCTCCACATTGCAAATATATTGACAAGAAACAATGTAATAAGTGATCCCCAGACTGCCACAGCGTCCTTTTCGTTGCTGCTATCTCTTCCAAGCAAGAAAAACGTCAAAATCGCAAGGGCATCAAATGTTGTTATGACTGTTTTTAAAATCAACATGATTTACCTCCATTTTCAAAACTGCCCGTACCGGACTCGAACCGATAAATGCTGTGATCAAAACCAAGTTGCCTTGCCATTTGGCGAACGAGCAATGCAAGCAATCTATTTCTCCGGCATATAGTAAACAAGGTTATCAAATACTGTTATTGCCATCCTTGGATCATCCATCTTGACGCATCTAATCGGTGTATTTTGTGATGCTGCAACTAATGCAGAAACTTGTTTCTCGTCCATATTTGTGCAAACTACCTGTACAGGCGCATATGCTTTATGCATGTCCATAAATACTTCTGCTGCTCGTTCTGGTGTAGCATATTTCCCAATAACAAAAGTTCTTCCATCAAAAGTAGCGCTTATGCATTCATAGCTTGTTCTAAATTCGGTCCGGTCAAAATCATATGAAGCATCTTTTTTCTGTGACACAACCCTCATTCATCTTCCTCCGATCCGTCCCAATCCGGACAAGAAAACTCTTTTTCTACATAATCTCCGACATATTCGCTCTCATTGTTTGTGCAAAAGTAATCTCCATTCTGCTCCTCACAATAATCGCAATTAAAACACATTTCTAACATTTTATTTGCTTCCTTTTGGAATCTTTTTGAATTTTATTATCGAGTGTAACCTTTGAATTTTGTCTGATGTGAATTTGATTTGATTGTCTTTGATGTGATTATCGATAAAGTATTATCGCACTATACCATGTGCTATATCCGATTCTGTATACCCCGCACTTTATGTCTACAACTTCCGAATGTACTTCGGTCAAGTATTCTATTTTCCTATTGACCATATCCTGGAAACTAATTTCAGAATCCGATTCTATTGGTTTCGTGATTTTGAGTGATCTTGTATAGTCCCTCCATGATAGACATGCCTTTTTGTTTTTGAGGATATTTGAGGGACTTAGTAGGCAGCTCCTTCTGGGCTTTTGCAACCCCCTCCCCCTCCTGTTGGCTGCTTCTTCCGGCGTTTTCCTTTGCTTTAAATTATTCTAATTGTTCGTGCAATTCTCTGTTTGCGTTCTAACTATTCGTTAAACCTAAGTTTCTTAAACTGTTTAAACGAAAACATGCGGCGTAATACGCTTAAATACTGGGGTTTAAATTGTTTGAATTGTCTATCACGATTTCACCATTATCTGGGCTTGAATTGTCAAAGTTGTCCGGCAATCTCGCACAATTCCCGTTTCCAAGTTTGGGGAGCTCCGAAGCTGTCAGCGCTCTTGCTCTGGCCCCCTGGTCTCTCACGCCCGGCATATTAAAGCCGCAATACTTGTTAAGCGACGGCATGTAGCACATGGGATTGTTTTTCCCAGAGGTCTGTAATCCAACAAGGCTTTCCTCTCTCATTT